AAGAAATAGCTAAACTATCCGCTATTTGTGTCATGAGAAATCCTTTACTTAGTAACCATCCAACAGCTGCTCTAGACTGTGCTATAACACCACCTTCTATTGTTGACATATAATCAACGAGTTCACTTATATTAACATCTATTTTTCTACCACCTCTTCTAGCAACCATATCAGGATGCATTAATATAAAACCAACGTCAGCCCAATATTGTTTTACATTAGCAAAGGCGCGAGCAGAGTTAAATAAACTGTTAGGACCTCTAAGTTCTATATAGTTTATACTAGAAAGCATCTGTAATATTGCCGAACGTGTATTAGCAAACATAACAACTGCTGTAGAACCACCTAAAAATTCCATCCAAGCTTTTTCTAAAGTACCCATCTCTGAAGACCTTTTAGGTTTACCGTTTTCCATTTTATAAAGCATCTCTTCTAAATACTTTCTAAAAGAACTTCCATACAAAGCTTCTATCTTGTTTAAATTCGCCTCGTTAAATACTTCGTTTTTAATTTCAATCCAGTCTTTTAATACTTCGGCTCTAACGCCACTGTTCATGTGGAAGTATAAATCTCCGCTTATAGTGTTTACAACCCAGTCTTTTCCTGGTGTTACATAACCGTCGGTTATATTGTCTAGGCCTTGCGCGTAGAATAATAAGTCTGGATTATTTTCAACTGTTGAAATTAATTCTTTTAACTCTTTTGGACTTAATCCTAGTTTATCTTTGTGTCCGTTTTTATTAAAAAGCCAAACTCTAACAGCATCTCCATTAGTAAAACCTGTTTTACCAATCTCTTGTTTTAAAAGTTTCTTAAGTTTTTGCTTACCAACTTTACTTCTTATTTTATCATGAAGCTCTCTTGTTTCAGATTTTCTTCTATCAATTTCACTTAAGGCTCTAGCATAAGGTGTTATTAAGTTTTTAATTAAATACTCTAACTCTTTTTCTCCTTTTGCGCCTTTACCAATAAACACTCTTAGCATTTGCTCAAAATCCATAGCAGAAGGATTCATTATAAACTGGAATCTACCTTTGTTTTTACCATGCGCTTGTGCTTGTGCTCTTGAAAACTCTTGATTTTCAGGTATGTTAGCATTTTCTGATAATATAACATTAAAGTTTTCTCCTAAAGAATTTTTATTGTCAGGTCTTGTTACTATAGATTTACCACCGTCAACAAACATACCCTCTGGATACATTTCAAACATTTTTTGAACAGCCTCTACGTTTGGTATATGGTCGTCTATAAAAACAATATCGTTAAAACCATTAAAAATTAAATTCTCTTCTATCCAATCTGCTTTAGCTTCACCGGTACTATTACCTAAACCTACTACATTTTCAGCTTTTAAATAAGGAACGTTAGTTCCATTAGCCTCATTATACATGTCTATTCTAAAGTTTATAAAAGCAAGTATATTTGGTTGAGAACCTGAAGCTCTCGCCGTAAGTATAAAAACGTTTTCTGGTCCATATCTTTCAAGTTGCTTTATTAAGTAAGGAAAAACAGGACCTTCCTTACCGTCTGTAACATTATCAAAGTCAGAGAAGTCCATTTCCCAACCTTCTTGTAGCAACCTGTCACCATCTTTAGCCCAATCAACGCCGTCTAAATCTCTAGTTTCACCAGTCTTTGGATTAGTTGCTATTACAACATTACTACTTTCACCAACAGTTAAATCAAAGTCTAAAACAGTAGATCCTAGATAAGGTGAACCTATAGAGTGTTTATTTATAATTTGTTTTCTTTTTTCTCTTTTCTCTCTTGATACTTCTGATTCAATTAAAGCTAGTTTGTTTTGGGCTTGTTCTATAAGCTCATCAACTTTTAAATCAAATTCAACACCACTAATATGCATTATAGTTTTTCTAACTTGATCTGGTAACTGCTTTAATCTCTCAAAGCCAAGAGTACTATTAGTACCTAGAAGCTTGTCTATAAGGTCCATCTGTACCTTTGGTCCTAACCATTGTCCGTGATCAGAGAATAGCTCTTTAACTCTTTCTTTTATATTTATATTAGGATCTTTAGTTGACTCTAACATAAGCTTCATAAGACTAAACATTTTATTACCGTTTGGATCTATATGCTCGCCTTTTTGAAACCAAGTGCTAACTTTATTTTCTATAGTAATTAAATCTAAAGTTGTTAACGCTCTAAATCCTTTGCTAATATTTGTTTGTGCTTGTAATAAGTGTAACGCTGACACTATACTTATCTTACCATCTTTAACAAGGTTAACTAACTTTTCAGTCATGTGTTCTAATAATATTATATTAGCCTCGTTAGCGTTTCTTATCTCATCACCAAACAATCTTTCTAACCTTTCTTCTTTTTGCTCTTTTATTGATGGCGCGTCTGGTCCAGTATCATAATCTGTAGCAGCTAAAACTTGGGTATATATCTTTTTCATTAAACCGCTACCACTATTCATCTCTCTAATATCCGCAACAACTAGATTAGAAGGTAAGTCTGAGTCAATGTTTTTTAGTCTACTAATTAAGTTTTGATGCCTTTCGTAAAACTCACCTCTTACTAATTCACCTTCATTGAGCCTTACTGGATCTACTGATATAGTTCCTTTTGCAAACTTACCATCGTCGTTTACCTTTATAAAATCATTTGTCTCTGGTCTAAACCTCCAGCCTTTTACTAACTTACTAGTTTCGCCGCTACCAGATTGGTTGTTTTTGTCAAATTTTCCTTCAGATCTCTTAGGCCCTTGTTTAGAAGCACCTATATCCATAGCTGAATAATGGAAACCAAATATATCTGGCCCTAATGCTAAATAAGCATCATAACCCAACTCTAATATTACAGCTTCCATAGCGTCGAACATTCTGTCTAAAACGCCTTTACCATCTTTATCTACGTTACCGTTGTCTTTTATAGTACCATCGCTTTTAAATTGATTTGCTATATCTCCAAAACCGTTTTGCTCTAACCATTTAATTGTTTCTTTTTTAAAGAAAACTTCTTCGTTAGTTTCAAAAGCAACTTTATCATTAGCGTATATTACTGTCGCTATAGATTCTTTACTATACTTACCTTCTTCACCTATAACCTCTAAGTTATCCTCATCAATAACATCTTCGTAAGAACTTTTTCTAATTAGCCTAGCTATAGCACTAACTTCTTTTAAGTAATCCTGATTTAAAAGTATTTCAAAACCAAATATTTCAAACTGGTCTCCAAGGGAAAACTTCATCAAAGGATCTCTTTTTATAGTCTCTACTAGTTTACCAGTTATAGTTTCTAACTCATTAGGTAAAGCATCAAAAACAGCGTCTAAACCTAACTCAGCAGCTAAAGAGTCTAATAATGAATTGTACCTAGTTTCTCTTCCTTCTGTAAACAAAGCTACAAAAACATCGTCATCAATGTCATAGTTTTTAATCCATATATCGTTACCAGCTGAAGTACTTTCTACAAAAGCACCTTCAATATCAGTCTGTTCTTCAATAGACTTTTCCGTGTTCATTCTACCTCCATGCGTAGATAACTCAGGAAACCTTTTTTTATACTTAACAGCTAATAAATCTATTATTAATCTTTTGTTGCCTAATAAAAACTTTTTAAGCGTAGGGTCAGTTTTTCTTCTATTTGTAGGATTTATTATATCTTTTATAACATCTCTAAACGCCTCTGTAAACTCTTTCTCTAGCTCTTGTCTAAACTTTTTCTTTTGCTTTGGGTTTTGTAAAGCATCTTCTAAGGTTAGAGCATCTACCTTACTCATTAAAGACTCTTTAACCTTGTTAAATATTAATTTATAAGTATCACTATCTTTTGTTATACCAAAAGCTTTTCTTAGTTTAGAGTTTATTAATTGATCAACAGTAGCTTCAACACCTTGAATTTCATTACCAAAGTCACCACCACCATTGTCTTTAATGTCATCTTTTACTTCGGTTTTAATTACGTTTAATTTAGCCTTTTCAAATATATTACCTACTTGTAACTTTACATTTTGCATTATGTATTTACTAAGCTCTTGTCCAAAGCTAGGGTCGTATCTACGAATATATTTAATAACTTCTAACTCTATGTCTCTTCTAAAATCAACAAACTTATAAGCTTGTTCAGGATTATTTTTTTCAGCATCAAAGTTCCATATTTTACTTACAGTCGTAATATAAGGCTGCATCAACTTAAGTATTTTTGTGTTTAAAGTTTTTTCGTTAATTTCACCTCTAAGGTACGAGTTATACGCGTTAGTAATAGCTAACGATCGTTCCTCTTGGCTCATGCCCTTATTAGTTTCTTGATTTAACAGCTCGTCTCTTCTAGCTCTTTTTTCGTTTAGTGTGTCTTCGTTTTCTTTTTGTAACTCTTCTTTTCTACTATTGTACTCTATAGTACCAGGAACTAAATTTTCTTCCTTAAGTGTTTTTTGTATTTTAAGTGATATATCTCTTATATCGTTTTTTATTTGAGTTAGTTCTATTTGCTCGTTAGGCGAAAGAGAATGTTTAGTAATATCAATATCATCTGTTTCGTCTCCAAATATAATTTTGTTTCTTTTTGTTTGAGAGTGATACTTGCTAATGTACCTATAAACGTCCATTGGACTATTGAAGTTAATATAAGGCGTAAAGTTTGGTACGAACTTTTTAATCAAACTATTCATAAATACTCTTAAATTAAATAGTTGATTAAAATCACTAGGATTTAAACCTCCCCAAAACATGATGTCATGAACTATATTCATTAACTCTTCAGTTCTTACAGACTTACTTTTAATATGTTTTTCATAAAGCTCTATACGTTTTTTAAAATGTGCTAAAGCTTCTGGAGTTAATTTCTTTTGTTTAGCAAGCTTATTCATAAGGCCTTTTAACTCTTCAACGGCTTTTTGATGTTCTTTTCTTAACTTGCCATTTAATACAAGACCCTTGGTGACATGGTACTCGTGAAAAATTTCGTGTAAAGGAGCTGCAGCAGCGTCTGATGCTTCAAGTATGTCTGTCTGTAAAAGTATTTTTTGCTGAATAAGACCGTTAAATATATAGTAATTTCCAGTTATTTCTGATCTATAACCATTAGAAACTCCTTCGCTAGCAGCTTTTATAAGTTCAGCTAGTTCAGAATCAATTTTCTCTTTGCTAAACCCTTGTTTTTCTAATCGATTTTTTATTTCTGTTATCTCTTTAGGCGTAGGTAAAAGACCTTTTATAATATGTTTGGATCCTTTGGTTTTAGTGCTTTTCATTATAAGTAAAGCCGATTGATAAGCTGATAGAAGTTGCATCCTTCTAACTGGATTTATACCTCTTTTTATCATCTCTGCTTCATACTCTTCCATTAGCTCGTTTACTTCAGAGTTTGCTTCAAAAAAAGCGTCTATTTGAGACTGTATTTCTTCATATTCTTTTTCTAGTTGCTCTATTTCTTTTTGGTCAAAATCTAATTGCTCACCCATTCTTTGAGCCTCAAGAAGTTTAGCTTTTCTTTTAGCTGCTAGCTCAAATATTTCTTTAATTTTTTGACCTTTACTTTTTATAATGTTACCATTTTCGTCAACATCATCTTTTATATTATCTAACTTACCAATTATATTGTTTTCAAGTTCACTTAACTGTTTTAGCAAGTTATCTTTTCTTTGCGTAAGCGCAGATATATCTTGTTTGCTTAAATTTCCTTCCTTTTTATTTTCGTTTAACTCTTGTGTTATAGCCTCTAGTTCATTTGCTAACTCTTCAACCAATGCCATTTCTTTACTAGTCAAAACAGATTCTCTAATAATCAAAGATATAGGTTTAAGAGAGGCGTTTGTTTGTAATATAGTACTAAAAGCAACAACGTTGGCAAAAAAATCAGCATCCATACCATCAAAAATACCTACCTGACCGCCTGTAGGTGTAGTTTCTCCAGTTAGTATAGCTAAAGCGTTTTTAGCAGTTTGATCTAACATTTCTTCAAAAGTTTCAATACTTATATTTAAACCGGCAAAAGCGCCAACCCTAAATAGATTTTTAACCTTCATGCCTGGGCCTAACTTTCGTTGAACTTTCTGCCAGTTTTTAAGCACCTTTAACGTACCAAAACGCTCAGCAATACCAGTTATAATACCGTGCGTAATAGAAACAAGTCTATCACCTAACTCGCTACGCTCTAATATACTTTTTTGCACTAGTATTTGTTGCTGTATAAATTCTTTTTCACCTTCACTTAAATTAGGATCTAGTAATTGTGATTCTAATTTTTTTATTATAACGTTAGCGTTTTTCCTAGATGTTTTAACATCAGTGTATTTACCTCCAGCTGTCCAAGACATAAATATAGCGGTAGTAATATAAGGCCCAGCTCCTGGTATTAACATCGTTAAAAGAGCAGCGCCGTTAGCACTATTTGAAACTAGCATATCAACAAACCAAAGGCCAAACCCTACATCATCACTCCATTTTGAAGCTTGAGGAAAATTTTGTGAGTAAACCTCCATAACTTCTCTTGCTTTTTCTGTAAAAACTTCTCCCCATATCTCGTCACCACCTATAGCCTCTGTAGCAGCAAGTATCTGCGTAAGCATTGTACCTAAATTAACAAAAGTTTTGCTCCAATAATCATAATTATCACTCCACGATGAGTAATAAGGAGCGTTTTTGTCTAAGTTGTTTTTGTCTTCTAAAAGTAGTTTTTGATCAGTATCTAAATCGTTAGCAAGGTTAATTAGTCTTTGTCGTTCTGATATGGCTTCTTGAAAGTCATCAGATATTTCTGTCATTCTACTTATAATACCAGCTATATAACTTCTGTCAACAGCAGAAGAATCCTTGTCTAACATAGACGTGGCTAACTCTTGTTGAAGCTTTGTCATTTCGTCTATAACAGGTTGTTGGTTTTTTTCCCAGTCTTTAGTTCGTTTTTCAAGACTATATTCTGAATAATTATTTAAGTCTATACCGTTTTTTAATAATAAATCAAATTCTACAGGGTATTTTCTTTTAAAATCTTTTATACCTTCTTGCCTAAGAACTATCTCTAATATTCTAAGCGTTTGTTTTTCAATAATCGCATTTTGTATAAGTTCACCAGACTTAGCAGGGTCTTCAACAAAAGGTATGTCATCTAACATTTTTAAAATATCGTCAGATCCTCCTAGTTCGTTTAACCTAGCTCTAACACCTTTAAACACAGTTGTACCTGCGTCATGCTTCTTGCCTTTGCCTCCAATTCTTAAAAGACCGTCTCTACCGAAGTAAACATATTGTCTACCGTCTATGCCACCTCTAGCTAGATTATAACCATTTTTTATTTGTTGCAAAATATTATCAACTGTTAAAATACCTCTTGTTTTCTTGACAGTTAAAAACACTAACTCCCCAGTTTTGTCATTTCTAAAATAAACAAAGGCAACTTCTTCTCCGTTTATTTGTTTGTATATAACAGGTTCTTCAAAGTTTTTTATACCAGTACCATTGTTGTTTAAAAAATTTTTAGTTATTCTATCAGCCTTTTCTATTTCACTTTTAGTAACTCCAAAATTAACCATCATAGCTTCTTCGCTAAAAACATTAACGCCTCTTTTCTTTTTTTGGTTGTCGCTAAGATTTATAATTTTCTTAAATAAATCTATAGATTTATCATAATAATTTCTTAATATAGCATATTCGTCGTTTCTACCTTCCTCCTGTATCTCATTAATTATTTCTGCAATAGCGCTTTTTCCTTTAAGACCTGCTTTACGCGCGTCGTAAATAGATTTTATTATAGCAAGATCTTGTTTAGTAACATCTTCTAAATCTGATGTCTGTAATTTTTTAAAGTTATTACTAATAATTCTTTCTTTTTCTAAAAACAAATAATTGTCTAAAAACTCTTTAGTAAAAATATCTTCAAGATTAAAAAGACTTAAATCACCTGTTTCTTTCCATTTAATATAGTTTTCTTTCTTTTTATCACTCCAACGATTCCATATTTCTTCGTATCCCGCACGATCATTTGGATCAAAATCATAACCTTGAAAATACTCATCTTCAATAAGACTGCCTTTAACACCGTCAATACTTACGTTTTCAACTTGTTCGCTTATGTTGTCTAAATAATCTAAAACTCCTTTGGATTGTATACCAAGTTCATCTGCTATTGCCTTTACTTGATCCTTAGGGTCAGTTATTATGTCTCCTTCAACAGGTACTTCTGGAAGCATATTTCTAGGGTCGTAGTCTTCAAAAACACCCTTAGATTCGTTATAAACAATATTCATATCAGCTAACTTGTTTATAAATATTTCTCTTTCTTTTGGGTCTTTTATTGAAGATAATATATCTTGTGATTTTTGCCTAGCAATATAAGTTTCATCAGTAGGAGTAGTTATTTCACCCTCAGGAAACAAATCTTTATAGTCTAAAACAAACTGACTAGCTTGATTTATAGCGTCTTGAAAAATTGGGTCGTTGTCTAGATAACTATAATCTTTTGGTGGTAGCTTTT